CCGGTACGGGCCAGATCATGGGTCATGAAAGGACGTAAATACGCTATATCCCAGAACTCATAATCCAAGAAGTAACCAACGCCAGAAGGCATAAGTCGGTTCGGTACGATCTTTAGATTCCCGAAATCGGAAACATAAATATCAACCGCTGCCACAACATGTGCTGGGCTAGCAGCATTAGCAGTGGTTTGCAGTGGGCTGACCGTCTGAGCCATCTCAGAGATCGCCTGTTTGGTAGGACCGTCCACCATCAGGATGTCAGGTTTAGCACCTGCTTCCCAACAGTTTTCCATCGTGACACGAATGTCATCCTCGATACCAACGCCACCAGCAACCTGGGATGTAGTCGTAATCCAAGCACCAACAGCCTTGGTTTTACGAGCAGTTCCAGATGCACCAGCAGAACCGGCTTCACTGGATAGGAGCATTTTTTCCATATCCAATTTTAGTTCCTTGGCACGTTTGGCTACCTGATAGGCATGTGTCGATTTACGACCTGCAAAGTCAACCGCCTCAGCAGTGCCTGACGTTTGTACCGTCTTGCCACTGATCTGAGTCCAGTTACTCACACGATCCATCTCGTCAACCGGGATCACCGTAGCGTCATCCCCTTCTATCAGGGTGTTCGAGGATGCATCGGCTAACGTATCGATTTGCCACTCAAAGAGTGTGTTGTCACAAGAGGATTTACCAATCCCGCTCATAAACGGGGTGTCCTCCGGTGAAATGTTATATATGATATTTGAAAGGTCCTCACGGATGCCAACGGCTCCGTAGGTTTCTCTCGTTCCAGTTGGTGCTGCCATAATTTATCTCCTATAAGATATCTTCCAACAGACGGCCAGCGTCAACCGCTGATCCTGACTGCTGTAGTTGTTTCATTGATTTGGCTTTACGCCGTGTCGCTGCATCAACTTTAGTACGTTTAGTACCAGGCTTTACCATCTTAGGTTTGTTCTTTATCTTCTTGGTTTTAAGGTCTGCTTGCTGGAGAGCGTCATACTTCATAGCCTTCATCAGGACATTCACTGATCTGGAGTCAATAAGGTTATTGAGTTCCTGATCCGAGTAACCCTGAGAAGAGCCGTATGATTTAATCTTTCCTGCCAGTTCGGGCTGTTTGACTGGATCACTCCATTCCGGTATGAGTTCCTTCAGTCGAGTAGACTCCTGGATAACTGAATGCCTACGTGCCTGTTCAACCTCAGTTGCCTGTTGTTGGCTTATCTGATTCTGTTGGTTAGACACCTGCTGGATTCGTTCCTTCTCTTCCCGGAACTCATCCCGCTTGGTCACATATGCTATCGGGTCTTCCTCTTTTAACTTGGCCCAGTCCACTGTTGAGAACCTGTTTATCCCTTCAGATAAATGATTTCCTAGTTGGCTTAATGCCTGTTGATACTGCTGTCGCTCCTGAGTTAGTAATTGATATTGCTCGTTGAACTGGGTTTGGTACTGCTCTAAACCCTTACGCTCATCTGCTATCTCCTGAGTCTTCTTGGTGTAATCTGATTGTCGAGAATATCCGGCTTGCAGTTCATCTAATGTAACTTCAACATCCTGCCCGTCAACCCTGACGGAATATGTATCGGAAACATCCTCACCTTCTATCGCTACGTTATCAGTGTCCGGATCATACTCTTCCTCATCTTCTTCAGATTCGGGTTCGTCTTCACCAGCCTCATCATCTGAAACATCCTCATCCTCTATAGGTTGTGACTCTGTCTCTTCTGTGGGTAAATCCTCTACAGCCTCTGGTTGTGCCTCACCGGCATCCAGTAGGTTTAGGATTTGTTCTTGTGCTTGTGCCACATTAAGTGGCCCTTCTAAATTTGTGGGTTCTGGTGCTACAGAAGTCTCCACGGTTTTTTCAGCGTCCATCATATCTCCTTCAAGTTGGTGGTGTACTCATACATCTTGCCGTCATCTAGGACGGTGATGATATGATTGTAAACCTTGTCAATTAATCTCAACTCCAGCCAGAGTTGTTCCCTGCCTACTGTGTCGTGATTAGTAGAATTCCTCCAATCGGAAAGCACTTGTTCTCTTATCTGCTCAAATGACTCCTCGAAAATAGGATTGTTTTTAATATCTTTCGCTAGTTGTGTTCTATCCATAATCCTTTAAGTAGTCTGCCCCCGCTCTAAGTATGTCTGGGTTATCGTATGCCATTCCTAACATTGTGTTACAGGTGGTACACGCCAAACCTCTGACTTTGCCTGATTCGTGATCATGCTCCACGACCTCTATATCCTTTTCGCCACAGATCATGCACAGTCCATCCTGCATTTCGTAGCGTTGGTTATAGTCTTCTGGAGATATACCATAGTTATTAAACCTATGGTACTCCTTCATGCTCATACCCTTTACCTTCCTATCTGACGGTGGGGGAGGTCGGAGTCTCATCCTAAGTTTTGACAATTCATTGGATCGCTCCTTATTGTCAACCCTCCACTTCTTATTTTTCTCTATTATCTTTTCTTTGTTGGCTTGATAGTATGCCCTATCGTATTCTTGTTTGGTCATCCTATCTTCACCGGTCTACCTTCCTCTACCTCAATGGCTAACTCAGCCATTTTATATTTCATCTCCATCTTGGCTTCCTGTCTGTCCAATTCCAGTTTGTCCTCTTTGACTTTCAACTCTCCTTGTTTAACTTGGGTGTCCACTTTGATAGCCTCTACTGTAGCATCATTCATTGGGTCAGGCTTAGGCTGTTGCTCCTGGGGAGGTGTGATAAACTTATCCACTTCCTGGTAGCCCATGCTCTTGATCAGAGATGAGGTCAGGTTGTACATGTTCTCCTCGGATATCATAGGACTTCCCTGGGACTTGGTTTGTCCTGCCATCTGTACCAAGTTAGAGAGTTGGTTGATCTGTTGATCCTTGTTGCCGTGACCAAGTGCTACCGACACAGTGGCAAACATACTATCAGCCCAACTTCTGGGGTCGATAGATATCCACTCACCACGGAGTTTGATAACCTTCTCACGGTCCATGTTCTTAACCAGTAGTTCGTATATACGTAGCATAAGGTCCTTGACCCCGGTCTCTGCAAACTGTCGTGCTACCAGTTCTACCCTGCTCTGTGCAGCCGTCATCACAGCGTTCACAGCAGTAGCGGTGGTATGGCTGGTAAGGGCTTGATCGTTCAGACCTTGTGAGGTCTTGCTTACCCCGGCTCTGGACTCTCTGGCATCATCTAGATACTCCAGCATCTGGAACGTATAAGGCTCCAGCGTAGGGGTAGCCAAGGGAGTTACGGCCTGTGGGGATTTAACCCGGACGATGCCACCTGGTCTCGCTGTGAGCAAATCATCAAGATTCGCTTGGCCTTCCAGTACAGCGTATCGTCCAAAGTTCTGGTTGTACATGTTGTCCAAGAGATTCCTCATGAGGGTGCTCTTGATCTTCTGGAGTGGCATTACCAAATCAGCAATAGACAACCCAAAGAACTTGTGTGGTATCTTGATTGGGGTTATGCTGATGAATGGAACCTTGTCTACCTCTTCATTGGATAGGACAGTGGAACCAATGGTACACACCTTACGTAATTCTGCTATGCCATCACCATCATAGTCTGTGGTGAGGAAGGACTCATGAAGGTAATACTCCTCCATCGACTCCTCTGTGGCTGCATTGCTCATGCCGAACATATTGCCCGACTTATCAAAACTGTATCTGGATGCTGCCTCTGACTCCCATGCCAGGTTGCCACTGTCGGCTCCCTTCAACTCTTCGACATCAATGTCAGGGTACATCACACGGAGTTCAGATAGGGTCTTACGTACACGATGACAGATGAATCTGGCATCCTCTATAGTCTTGGCCTCCCTGTTAATCAGGAACTCCTCAGGGGGTACGTTAGCCACCTCGATCTTACCACCGTTATCCGATCGCTTGATCACGATGTTGTGCATCTCACCTTGCTCAGTAGGCCAGGAGTCATGCTCAACCACATAAACAGCGTCATCAGAGATGAGAGATTCAAACTCTACATCTGTTAAATTATTGTATTCTTCACGTATCTCTTCTTCATACTCTTCCCACCACACCTTGATGATCCCGTTCTTCTGTAGTAGGGCATCAGTGAACCAGGTGTATAGTATCTCCCAGCCGTTGTTCTGTCGCTGTAGGACATAGTTAACATAGTCTGTGGCTTGCTTTGCTGCATCAACCTCGTTAGGTCCATTGGGTTCAAACTGTACCAGTTCATCACCAGATGCAAAAACCCTCATCAGACTTGGCTTGATCCACTCGATGCTGTCTTGTACAGTAGAATCTATATACTGACTCCTGCCATCAACCTCATTCCCAAACGGCTCGGAATAATAATACTTCATCGCCTTTGATCTCTGAGCCGATAACTGATCCCCGAATCCCAAGGCATCAGCAATCTCTGCATCAATTCTCCCTACTATATCTTCCTCTGTAACTTCCTTATCCTTCATAGCGGTTTCCCTTGCTTGAGTTCTGACTCGGTGTCAGATACTGTAGGTTGTTAT